CTAAAGCAAGATACATTGTGCTTCTTGGTGGTCGTGGTGCTGGACGTTCTACCGTTGCCTCTCAATATCTTTTATCTCGTTTAATAGCACCAGAATATATGCGTTGTGCCATTATGCGTGGAATACATAGCGATATAAGACATTCATCTTGGAAAGAAATAACTGATCGAGTAGATGAGCAAGAAATAAGAAACAATTTACATATTACAGATAACGATATGCATATTAGTTATCTTAAAAATAGTATTCAAGCTCACGGTTTTAGAGCCTCATCATCTTCACAATCAGCTAAATTAAAGTCTCTTGCTTCATATAACGTTGTATGGATAGAAGAAGCCGAAGAAATAGGGGAAGAAGAATTTAGAACACTTGATGACTCATTAAGAACAACAAAAGGTGATATAACTATTATCCTTACTCTTAATCCTCCTGCAAAATCTCACTGGATAATTCAGAAATGGTTTGACTTAGAGGAAATAGAAAAAGGTTTTTATTTACCTACTCTCAAAAAAGACGTTAAAGATGTTTTATTTATAAATACTTCATTCTTAGATAATCTTACAAATTTAGATAGTCATAGTATTCAAAAATATAGAGAATACGAACAAACAAATCCATCTTATTATTATCAAAAAATAAAAGGACTAGTTCCTGAAGTAGTTAGAGGTAAAATATATACTGGTTGGAGAATGATTGACGAATTACCTTATGAAGCTAGATTGATAAGACGAGGATTAGACTTTGGATGGTTTCCTGACCCAATGGCTCTAGTAAATATTTATTATTATAATGGAGGTTATATTTTAGACGAATTAGCCTTTGGAACAGAGATAAAAAATAAAACTATTGCTGATACGATTATAAACGATACTCAAAAAGCTTTGACTGTGGCTGATAGTGCAGAGCCTAAAAGCATTGATGAAATAAAAAGTTACGGTGTTGATATAATTGGAGTGCCAAAAGAAAAAGGTTCAGTAACTTATGGTATTAAAGTAGTATCCGCTCTAAGAATTTCTGTCACAAAAAGAAGTGTTAATCTATGGAAAGCCTACGAAAACTATGCTTGGGCAGAAGATAAAGAGGGAAATCCTAAGGGAGAACCTAACCATTACTTATCAGATATGATGGATAGTTGTAGATATGGATTAGTTTCAATAGTAGATACTGGAACTGACCCAGATAAAGATAAAAAGCAATATGTTGAAATTTTACATCGCAGAAATGAATACAAAAAAACACAAATAAGAAAGGTCGGATTATAAACACTTGACAAGAAAAATTAAAAGGATTATCATATAAGTAATTATAAATAAAAAAACTATTATGCCTAAAATAAAAAAAGTAAAAGAGGAAAAAGAACTAATCGCAGAAGATACTGTGATTAAAACTCGTGAAGAAATGGTTGACGAACTTGGTGAAGAAGAAGTTGCTAAGATTGAAGAGGAAGCAGAGATAATTGAGAATAAACAAGAATTACCTTCAAAAGAGGAAAAAATTGATAATAGTATTATTACTGTTATTGGTAAGGGAAATAAGATAATTCGAACATATACTCTTGAAATGCATGGTAAAGAGTATAAGAAATTAGCAGAAGAATTTGCAAAGAAGAAAGGATTGAACATTAAATAACCTATAAGTTTTAACCCTTGCGACACATATTGCTGTATGTGCTTTGTTCTTATTCCTCGCAAGGGTTATAAGAACGAAGCAGATACCACAAGTATCTGTTTTTTTATTAAATTAAGAGCCTACAAGCTCAAAATGCCCTACAAGGCAAACAAAAAATATTATGGATGAAAATCTAAAACCCTCAGCAGAAGAATTAGCACTCGAAGAAGAAGCACTAGTTGATTCTAAAGAGGAAGAAATCCGTAGCTCAATAATTGAGAAATATGGATTAGATGAGAGTGAACAGTCAGATTTGATTGATAATTTAACAAAGGATATTCTTGCTCAAAAGAAATCATTTGGAAAGGTTGTCAGTCAGAAGCGAACTTGGCGTGAAAAGGCTATTGGTGAAAAGAAACCAGAGAAAAAGGATACTAAACTTGACCCTGACGAACTGCTTAAAAAAGCAGAAGAAGCAGTGGAAAATAGATTAGCACAGAGAGACCTTGAAGAATTAGATTTATCTGATGAGTTAAAGGAAGAAGTAAAAAACCTTGCTAAACTCAAAGGTGTATCAATTCGTAAAGCTCAATCTGACCCTTATATAACTTTTCTTAAGGCTCAAGAAGACGCTGATAAAAAACTTGACAAAGCAACTATTACTCGTAAAAATAAAGGTGCTACTGTTGTTATAGATACAACAAAACCACTTAATCCTGCTGACTTTAACCTTGCAACTGCAGAAGGAAGAAAAGCTTGGGATGAAGCTAAAAAAGCTCGCAAGCAATAAATTTTTATAGTAAGGTTGTGTGAAAAATTATTATTTAATTTAACAACCTTAATATGGATGACGCAAAATTAGAATTTTGGGGAGATATGCAAAAGACTTTGTTCGTTGAGAACACTGCTATTGCTATGCTTTCCGACAGCCAACTAGAGGGCTTAATCTCTGAAGATGGAAGAAAGGCACACCGCCCTATCATTTCATTACCACACTCTGGTACTTATACACCGTACACAGACATTACCTTTAAACGTAAGACAGCTTCAAAGCAAACTCTTGAAGTAGATACTTTCAGTTATGCAGCCGATGAAATAGATATAACTGATTCAAGTCAAACAAAGTATCCTTTGACTGAAAGGTCAGCAAGTGACCAGATGAAAACCCACAACAATAAGATTGAACAAGCAGTAATGAATAAAATCACTGGTGCTTTTCATACTATTCAAGATGGGTCAAATGCTCTTTTAATCGATACCACAAATGTGCTTGATGTCTTTGAAGAAGCTGATACTAAACTTGGTTCAGTAGATGCTCCTTTTGAAGGTCGTATCGCAATTTTTGGACCACACACTATCTCAACAATGCGTAAACTAAAACAGCAAAGAGAAACTGCTCTTGGTGATTCAGTTTTAGCAAATGGTGAAATCGGTGATTGGAATGGATATAAGATTATTCAAAGTAATAACTTACCTTGGAGTGCTACATTGACAATCGGAACACAGCCAACAGCTTTAGATATAGTAACTATTGCTGGTGTAACTTTCCAATTCGTTACAGCTCTTACAGATGTTGCTTCAACTTCATACGTTGCAGTTCTTAATGGGGCAAACGTAGCAGCCGCTCGTGCGAACCTAAAAAGTGCCGTTGAGGGAGATACAACTTCGGGAGTTCTTGGAACAACTTGGGCAGAGGCTACAGGTTCAGTTGCTATACATAATCGTTACACTCTTAATGAAAAGAGAAGTATCACTTGTACATCAGCAGAAGCTATGGCTTTTGCAGGGTTCGGAGATATTGTTGTTTCAGAAGGCTTAACAAACGCATCAAACGTTTGGTCAGCACAAGAACAGAAAGCTATCATGGGTAACAAAGGTATGATTGACTTAGTCGTTCAAATTAAATCTGTTGACATTACCGATAAGGAAAAAGGTTTTGCTAAACTAGTAAAATCTATGGTTGGTCACGGAACATATATGTTTGATGATGGAGCAAGAGTAGCCTGTGAAGTTCGTACAGATGCCAGTGCTTGGAAATAGTATTTCCACTCAACCTTAGGGTTGGGTAGAGAGCTAGAGTATCGACCCTCTAACTCTCCATCCAGCCCTAACGGTAAGAGATTATAAATTTAATCCTCTCCGAAAGGAGACAAAATTATGTCAAAAGTATTTAATCGTGGAGTTAGTATAAATGTTAGAAATGAAGATGCCTTAAAAGTAAATGGAGTTCAAATTATAGACAAAGACGGAAAAATCTATGGAGATATTCATGCTTCCGCTGGTTCTATTGGAACAACTGAGTTAGCTGATAGTGGAGTTACCGCTGTAAAGATAGCCTCTGATGCAGTTACTACAGTTAAAATCTTAAATGCAAATGTTACTGCTGTAAAGTTGGCAACAGATGCGGTTGAGACTCTTAAAATTAAAGATGCTAATGTTACTTTAGCAAAACTTGCAACTGGAATAACATCTAGTCATATAGTTAAATTCTTTGTACTTGGTTCAACAATTACTGGTGTAACCTTAACAGGTCTTGCAGTTAGTGATTTAATTGTAAGTATTTTAGCTGATGGAACTGTAACCGTGGCAACCTGTGCAACAGCTGATACATTACCTGCTGATCCTGCAGATACAACTTATCTAATCGTATTTAGAGCAGTCGCTTAATTACTAACTAATTGTGTCCCTACTCTGCTCTTAGTAAAATGAGGGCAGGAATAGGGACAAAAATAAAATGCAAACATTAAAAAGAACTTATGGAACAGGAGAAGCGAATACAAGTTATTCTCTATCCACTCCTATTGGACGTAAATTACTCGTTCATCAAGTTTTAGTTTCTTATTCAGGTGCTCCAACACAAGCAGGAGTAACTGTAAACTTAGACTCTGGTCTAGGTGCAGGATATGACGGAGTATTACTCACTGGCGATGCAAATGCTCGATATACAATTTTTCCAACTAATCTATTAAAACCATTTATTGTTATGGAAGATGATGTATTAACGATCACAGCTCCAGCAGGTGGTGGAGTATTGACTGCTTCAATTACTATTTTAGCCGAAGAATTATAATATGGCGTGGATAAACAAACTAAAACAATTATTGCTTGGTTTTTTATCCACACACGATGATAAATATTTAATTACTGATACAGGTCTAAAGCTAGTAGCGTTTGATTATACTTTTCAAAATGCAGTGAAGTCGCCAACTACATTTATTAACAGGTCTAAAACTAGTAGCGTTTGGGTAAATAAAACAAAATCATAATTATGTCAGATAAAATTCAAATTAAAGATTTAGGAACAGAGACACCAACAGATGTTGATTATCTTGTTTTTCAAAGAGCTGTTACTCCTTATGAAGTATACAAAGCCCCAAAATCAGATATTGAGGGTCACGATGCTTTCGTTTATATCGCTTATGCCGATGATGATAGCGGAACTGGATTTACTCTAACTTTCAACGCTTCTAAAAATTATATTGCTATCCTTTCAACAGAAACTGAGATTCCTAGCCCTGTGGTTGGGGATTTTGCAGGTTTATGGAAGAATTACAAAGGTGCTACTGGTGCGACTGGAGACAATGCCACAGCCGATGCTGGAACTACCACAACACTTCCAGCAGGTTCAAGTGCCACTGTAACTAATGTTGGAACAACAAGCGATGCAGTGTTTGATTTCGCTATTCCACAAGGTATTCAAGGAGATGATGGTGCTTGTGTAGAAAGTGTAGCCTTTGTAGGTAACGATATGGTATTTACCTTAGATGATGAAAGCACAGTTACACTTGTTGGAGCTAAAACAGATTTAAAAGGCGATACTGGAGATACTGGTGCTTCGATAGTAAGTGCTTCATTCGTAGGAGATGATTTAGTCTTCGTAAAAGATGATTCAACCACTGTAACCTTAACTGGTGCAAAAACTACTCTTAAGGGGTCTACTGGAGATGCAGGAGATGATGCTTATGTTTATATTGCCTATGCTTCTGATGCTTCAGGAACAGGTTTTACCATGACATTCAATGCCTTGCTAGATTATATTGCAATTAAAAATACAACTGTCGCAATTCCAAGTCCAAGTGCTTCTGATTTTACTGGACTATGGAAAAATTATAAAGGAATAAAAGGCGATACAGGAGACATTGGAATTGATTGGCAAGGTGCTTGGAGTGCAGGAACATACAACGCAGACGATGCTGTAGAACATAATGGAAGCTCTTGGATAGCAACTACTACAACTACCGAAGAGCCATCAATAAGTGCCACTGATTGGGATTTATTAGCTCTTAAAGGGACTGATGGAACTGGAACTGGAGATGTAGTAGGTCCAGCAACAAATACCGATAATTATATTCCTCAATGGGATGGTGCAAACTCTAAAACTCTTAAAAATGGACTTCCTATATCTACTTGGTTACAAATTGCAGGCATCTCAGGCGGTCAAACCGCTATCGGTGGTACAGGAGTAACCGACATCTTAAAACTTCAAGGCACAACAGGAAATGGAACTCTTACTTCTCCCGCTATTCAAGCATTGGTAGGTAATAACGGAGCAACGACAGCAATGACGATACTTAATAATGGGAATGTGGGGGTGGGGAC